GACGCAACACCGGTGTGACATCGTACGGTGTTGAGTTCTCAACTGGGTTACAACGTCTTCTTGACTTGCCACTCCTTTTGGACGATAAGGAGAATAAACATTCATCGCCCCAATGGCGGCTCCCAAAGCCCTCCAAAACTGGACCACCATTGCAAAAGCCTGACCCAAAGACTCCGGAACCGGCTAAAGAGTTTCGTGAGCCTCGTCATAAGGATGACGAAGACCGCTTTTTTGATTGCAAGGAAGAATTATCTCCTGATGAAGCAATCATGAAGTGTGACTCCGAAGGTTTCCCACCTTTACCTGACTTCGATTATGAACCCCCAGCACCAGATTGGGAATGGTTTGAAATAAATTCAGTGGCCAACAATAGCCTCAAAACTGATTTTAAGGCAGACGTCTTTGCGGCGGATGCTTGTAAAATAGTAGAGAGAAAATTGGAACCAAGGTCACTCATACCAATGCCATCCAAGTTCAATTTTGACTTTTCTAAAGGTCTTTCGGATGGAACGGTTCTCGATTTCGGAGCTACCTTTATCTCTTATTCGAATAATACCACTTTGTCTACTGTGGATAATGCTGATTTGAGACCTGATACCGTTATTCGACAACAGTGTCTTCACGCTAAGATAACACATGCTTTAGTTCATGTTATCGAAGTAGTGACCACACCTGCTATTGAATGTTCGTTGTTTCCTTTTGTTTTACCAGAACGACAACGAAAAGCAGTTTCAGAGTATGATCTTAATGTCAATATGGAATTTTATGTCCAACTCATTTCATCACCCGTTTCTACCTATATATATGATGATTCTAACCTTTTAAATAATTTAAATAGAAGATCGTCATCATTAACCACTGTCAATTTTGATAGGTATGATAATGTAGACACTATACTGGAAGATACCACTTATTTGGCGTTTAGACGCTCCCAGTTTGGAAAACAACGAGTATTGAGATATTCGGATTTCCCACTCCCCGATACTATCGCTCCTACTGTGTCAAATACGGTTACAGAATCTCAGAGTTGCTCCCGACCGACCTCCCTGTTGTGGACGGTTTTGGCGATTCTGTTATTATTGTTAATTTCAATGCTAGTAATGACACCGTTAGACGATGCGTTAGAACCGACTTGGGGTGTCGATATCGGGGTGCCTCTTACCCCCAAGCCGACGCTACAGCAACCGAAAATATTATTGCGGCACTCAAAGGTCGCGTCGGACGCGGAGTCCCTAAAGCAACAAAGGGCCGACTTATCGGTCTTAAAGCGTTCACGGAACGCTGGGTCAAAACAAATTTGGATCCCCTTAAACCACAACAAGTTCCTACTTTAGAGGAGTGGTTAGAGAAGGCGAGTTATCCGGAGGCTAGAAAGAAGGAGTTAAAGAAACTTTATGACAAGTCGTTGCAAGAAGGTTTTCTTTTCTTTGATCAGAAAGGATTTCCCTCACGTTCGTCATATTGTAAATGTTTTGTTAAAGACGAAGGATACCCAACTTATAAGTTTGCACGCGGTATTTTCTCAAGGACAGATTTCTTTAAGGTGTTTTGCGCACCATATTTTAAAGCTATAGAGGAGGTTATATTTAAACGGAAGGAGTTTATAAAGAAGGTCCCAGTGTTGAGCAGACCCCAATACATATTGGATAATTTCTTATTGAATGCTTCACTAGGTGATGACCTTGAAATGCACACATTAAATACAGATTATTCTTCGTACGAATGTTCGTTTTCTAAAGAGATGATGGAATCGTGCGAGGAAGTGTTGTATAGATACATGCTCCAAGATATCCCAGACAGTGCCCAGAAACTAGATATAATGATGAAAGTTTTGAAAGGGACTAATGTGTTAAAATTTCGCAATGTGACAGCCAAGGTTAAAGCCCGGAGAATGTCAGGTGAGATGAACACTAGTTTGGGTAATGGTTTTGCAAATCTAATGATTTATCTTTATTTGTGTGAATTGCATGGTTGCGAAAATATGTTTTGTTTAGTTGAAGGAGATGATTTATTGGCCCAGTATAAGGGCCGATTATTTACTATTGCAGATTATGCTGAGTTTGGTTTGATTGTTAAGACCGTTTATGTAGTCAATCCAAATACAGCAAGTTTCTGCGGACAGTTGTTCGATTTAGATAGTAAAATTGTCATTGCCGACCCCATTAAAGTTCTTTTAAATTTTGGGTGGTCAGACCTTTCAGCATTGGGTGCTCGGCATCCAAAACGAATGGCCCTGTTAAGAGCCAAGGCGTATTCTTACGCCTATCAATACTTTCAATGCCCTATCATATATCCTCTTGCCCAATTATTTTTACGTTTGACTTCTGGTTTTAAAGTTGCAGTTCTTAAAGACACTTGGCGTAACATGATGTCTGTCTTCGGACAGGAGCGTGATTTAACTATCTCGTGTATTCCATCATCGGCACGTCTCTTTATGCAAACTCAATTTGGTATTAAAATTCAAGACCAGTTGGCGTTCGAAAATTACCTCGATAGCTTAACGGTGGTTCAGCCCCTCCAACATGAATCCATGGAATCTTATATTCCTTTAGTTACACGTCAGTTTGACGATCGTTATGTCAAGACCGTGGATTTATTTTGTGCCTTTCGCAGTAATCTGCAATTTTGAGGGGCTGAGATGTCTTCAAATATCTTTACATTTGAAGCTTCAAGCCCATGAGTAAAGGTTCTAAATCTTATACTCAGTTAGCGGGTAGTGTGGCCAGTGCCTTGGCCCAACCGTTGACATCAGCCGCCCTGGAATACGGCTTAAAACAACTCCCCGGATTCTCTCAACAATTCTGGGGTAGCGCAGCACCTAGTGGAAATCAGGTTCCACCGGGAAAGAAACATGGTCCCTTGATGCCAAATGGCAAATTTAAGTCGGGGCAAGGGCGACCACGTCGAAGGCGGCGTGGTCGTGGAGGGCGTCAGCGTGCGGGTTCAACACGAATGAACCAGAGCATGGCAGATGCCCCGGTGAGTTTTTCCTCCGCAGTTTGTATGCGGGAAAGTGATTTTAAAATAACCCCTATACGTACCAAGTCGTACGGACCAGGGGTTAGCTGTGCATTCTGTGCAGCAATCGCTTACTTAGGATCGAATGGAGTAACAACGACTAATACGGCCGATTACCAAAATGCAATAGCTGGTTTGAACAGTTATGGAGCTGGGTTGGCCCCTAGTGGGTTTATCAGCGCAGATGGTAATTGGACTTCTGGGTTGTTGTTACATCCGGGTTATTTGGGAACGCGTATGTCTCGTGAATCTAACAATTGGTCCTTTTGGCAACCAAGAAGAGTCACGTACTCATATCAGAATCAACTGGCTACTTCGAATACAGGTTCGTTTACTTTTTCTTTTACAAAGGATCCTGATGATTTCATTGAAGCGGCGTTACCACAATCGGCTCCGGTACATTCTTTTTCGAATTTAACTCAAAACTTACCCAATTGCACCACTAATGTTTACAAGGACATGGCACTCACTATAGGTAACTTCGACAAAAATAAGTATTATCCTACCGAAGTAACTACAGGAGCGCCATTTACAGCCTCACAAGCCGTGGCAACGTTGGCCTACAATTCTTCTCATTATGCTGGGAGATTTGTAGCGTTATATGCTGGGCCTGCGCAATCTTATCCTCAGGCTGGTATTCTTTGGGTTTCGGGGGTGATAGACTTTATGGGTCCTTCATCCTCACAAATCTCAATAGGAACGTCAACAACTTCTTTGTCGTTGTCCCGGAATACCACGCCTATTTATTTTCGAGGAGCTTGGCGAACACTTCAAGATTTAGCTAAGTTCCATCGAAGACGAAGGGATGAGGTTAAACAAGAGGTTGAGAAATACGACCTGTCTTTCCTGGAGTATGAAGGCCCTATGCGTGTTACTAGTTCTAGTAGTTCGTCTAGTTCTTCTTCTTCTCTTTCTATTTCTGAGCCCAGTCGTCATATCACAGATGACTGGTCTGATTAGACCATTAGCTCACATGGCCACAAACCAAAGACATGTGTTAACCATCCATATAGAGTATTAAGGATTTGGTGAATAATTAGCCACGCTAAGTGGCAATTAAGGAGAACTGTGGGTCGGCTAACAGTAGCCCACTTTAATCTACCTGAATGAAACCTACGCGCCTTAAGAGGGTAAAATGGAGAGTGTTGACCAGTTATTGATGAAGTTCACGTAGTTGTTGGGCGACAATGAAGTGAATGTAATCAATTAGTGTCACTGTGTTCTTTAATAACTGAGACCTAACAAGGTAGTCTATACCGGGGGAAAATGGAAACTGGCGGAGCGGGTGAAAGTGAATTGCTTTTGCACGAGGATAACCCGTAAAACCAGTGAAGTTCTACCCATGAGTGTGTGATTCACCCTTGCGTAATCAAACTTATTAGAGAAAGAAGGAATTCACGTAACCTTTATAAATAAACGTGACTGTGCCGGTACGGTTTAACGGTAGGGAAAGTACAGACTCCCAAGGAAATACTGTATCTCTTGCAAGTCGGGGCACTACAAGAGTATTATCCCCAGTACAACGCGTCACTTAAC